TCAGTAACAGAAAAGAATCTGGAGAATGGCACTAAGGCCACTCCAACACAACCAGTGAAGACAGAAGTGAAAACAACCGATGGTACATGGACCTTTAAGTCTTACGACAAGGCTGAAGAGACGATTAATGGAGCGGATGCACACTTTGTTGGAATATGGGACTTTACTCCAGCGCCAACCTATAAGGCTACCCACGAGTTTGTTAGTGGTACAGCTGGTAAAGACTTACCACAAGCAGTGAAAGACCGGGCGGACTATTTTTGGGAAATGGCAGAAGATGGTATGACGTTTATGGGAGCGATGGAATGCATCTTCGCTGATGAAAAGCCTACAGACTATGATTTGGGAGCTACTAAGGATTGGTTGCCAAAATCTAAGGAGTTTGATGATTGGGTTGGCTATTTGCCAAGCATGGCTCAGGTAGTTATTGCAGTTTATTTGATTTATTGAGGAAACTAAGATGGATAAACAGGGATTGATTGATTATTGTAACGCCTTAAAAGAAAGTAAAAGTAGATTTATCAATTGTATTGATGTAGATAGAATCATCGACATAATCAAACAACTAGACGAACCAGAAAAAGTCAAAGTTCCGCAGTTTGTGGCGGATTGGATTGAAGTATGTAAAGAACATCTTACAACTAGTCTATATACTGCTATGAATCCAAACTTTATGAAAGAAAACAACCAAAGTTTCGATTTTATATTATGGATTAAAAAGACGAGCAATCAAGATCTCTTCGCTCGCGCCTGGCTTAACGGCTACGAGATTGAGAAAGAAAAGCAGTATTTGGTCAAGATTAAAGCAACAAAACACTACCTTGTAAAAGACGGAAATGGGAAAATATTTTTTTCTCTAGCATTCAAAGGCTATTTTACAAAAAAAGAACTGGAAGAAGCGGATTTCGGCTGGGTGTTTGATTGCCCAGGGATCAAGATTGAGGAGGTGGAGTGATGGAATTTTTACTAACAAGCACAAGCGGGTGGGTTGAAAGTCGAATCCCTAACGCCGTGATTAAAAAATACACAAAAATACAAGTTAGAGGCTGTTCGACATTTGAAGAATATGATGAGCGATTTTCTAGGATAGAAGGCGCTTGGCTTTCTGAAGGAGTTAATCATAAAACGTCTAAAGGTCGAATACAAAGAGAATTCCCGAACGGTGCAGAGGGGCATTTTATCGAAATCAATTCGATAGAGGAGTTGCTAGACTTTCAGGAAAAAGTCGGACATGAGCTGATAATCACTTCTGCTATTGATAACGAATCAATTCCAGCTATTGAAATTTACAATAATTATAGGGAGTGAACATGAAACGATTCATAGCTATCTGCTGGATTAAACATCTGGCAGATGGACAGGATTCGAGATTTAGAAGAAAAGAAGCCAATGATTGTCTATAAAGCTGATAATCAAGGCGCTGAGATATTCGGCAAAGTCGTCGAGAAAGGACGACACGGGAAGCTATACACGCTTACTATTCGTGACTATGGCGTGTTCGTGGTTACGAAGGACGTGTATGAAAAGGTGACGGTCGGGGATGAGGTGATGTTATGAAATTATTTCTTCACGAAGATTGTATGGACGTCATAAAAAGATATCCTGACAACTATTTTGATTTAGCTATTGTCGATCCGCCATATTTTTCTGGTCCAGAAAAAAGAGAATACTATGGTCGAAAAGTCAGTCCGATTGGTGTCAATAGACTGTATGGCAAAACCTCGGAGTGGAAAATTCCAAATAGAGATTATTTTGATGAGTTATTTAGAGTTTCAAAAAATCAAATCATTTGGGGTGTGAACTACTTCGACTACTCTTTCGGGCCTGGCCGTATCGTGTGGGACAAAGTTAATGGCAAGTCAAGTTTCTCAGATTGTGAGATAGCGTACTGCAGCTTACATGATAGTATACGGCTGTTTCGCTATATGTGGAATGGTATGATGCAAGGAAAGTCGATATCTGAAGGTCATATACAACAAGGAAATAAGGCCTTAAATGAGGTTAGAATCCATCCGACACAAAAACCGATAAATCTTTATCTTTGGTTACTTCAAACTTACGCAAAAGACGGAGACAAGATTCTTGATACTCATGTTGGTTCAGCAAGTAGTTTAATCGCTTGTCAAGAATTAGGTTTTGAGTATGTAGGTTGCGAGTTAGATAGAGACATCTTCAATATTGCTAAACAGAGACTTGATGTTTACGAGAAGAAAATAAAATTATTTTAGGAGTTATCATGAACACAATAGACAAAGTCAAACAATGGTTTATAGACCGTGATTTAGAGAACGGTGGACGGTTAGACAAGCAGTCTTTAAAACTTAGCGAGGAGTTCGGTGAACTCTGTGCTGGTTATCTCAAAAAGAATGAGGAGCTGACAAAGGATAGTATTGGAGACTGTGCAATTGTGATTGTCGGTCTGGCGTTGCTGATAAAAGAGGATGTGCATAAGATTTTTGAGGGATTAAATCCCGTTAAAGAAGTAGATGTAATGAAATGTTTTAAAGGCTTAAATTTAAACATTTGTGCAATTCTATCGTATAGCGATAGAAGATACAATGGAATATTTCGTTATGATTTAGTATTCGCGGTTGACTATTTAAAATCAATCAGTACCGCACTCGGATATGATTTCGAAGAATGTTTTGAACTGGCTTACGAAGAAATCAAAGACCGAAAAGGTCGTTGGATTGACGGAAGTTTTGTAGAAGAGGAGGATTTGCCGAATGAAACCAAGATATAGAGCGTGGATAAAAGAAGAAAAATGTTTCGCAGACTACATTGAGACAATTCGATATTACGCAAAAGAAACCGATTTGTGTTGGGGTGGAATTTGTGAAAGCGACTGCTTTGATTTTGAAGGTGTTATCTTCACTCAATCAACAGGACTCAAGGATAAGAACGACAAGGAAATATTTGAGGGGGATATCCTTGATTACAAAGGCAGAAAAGCGCTTGTAAGATGGCATGGATCTTATGCAAGTTTTATTTACAGATTTGTAGATGAGTTACAAAAGCGAAAAACAGAATGGAAACCTCTTTATTTAGCTTACATGAAATGTGAAATCATCGGTAACATCTACGAGAACCCAGAGCTTTTGGAGGATAAGAAATGAGACCAAAAAGATACCCGTTCAGTGGTGCTAAAAAAGAGAGCGAAGTTAAGAAGATATCGTTAATGCTAAAAAAAGTCGATGAATCAGACTTGAAAGGAAGTGTTTGGGCGGAGCCTCTACCTCTCTATAGAAAAACAAGAGTCCATGTAGAGATAGAGGGTTATGGAAAGAAAATCATAACCGAATTTAAAACAGATGATATGAATTTTTCCATAAAAGCTTCATTCTTTAAGAGGGCATTATTCAAAAGAGCTGAAATGATGTCTCAGTTTGATTTTAGAGAAACAACAACAGAAGAATGGAACCGAATAATCTTAGAACTTTTGGAGGCTATCAAATGGACCCAGAAATAATTGATAACGTAAACAAACCAAGCCACTACCAAGGCAGATTTGGCATGGAATCTATTGATGCTTTAAGAAACTTCATGACACCAGAACAGCTGAAAGGTTTTTATCTTGGAAATGCCTTGAAGTATCAACTGCGATTTCAGAAAAAAAACGGTCTTGAAGACCTGAAGAAAGCCAGAAAGAATCTTGACTGGCTTATCGAGGAGATGGAGCATGAAGAATAGGAAATTTTTCTCAGAACAAATTAGATTATGGCGAATTGGTAAAGGTCTTTCTTTAAGAAAAGCTTCAAAGAAATTTGGCATTAGTCCAAGGACATTTTCAAATTGGGAACGAGGTCTGATACCAAGTGATCGTCAGAAAGAACGTCTGTCAAAAGAGTTAGGATTGGATAAAGATGTCTTATTCAAGAAGTGTGAGATTGGAAATCTTAATGCGCTTTTGAAAGAAAAACGTTTGGAGCAAGGTCTTACTCGTACAGAATTAGCAAAGCATTTAGGGTATTATTCAACAATCATAAGTTGTTGGGAGAGAGGTTTGGAAATTTCCGAATGTGAGGCAGAAGACATCTGCCAATTCTTTGGAATCGAGGTGTATGATTGACAATAGATATTAAACAGAGATTAAAAGCCTTGCCATATATCGATATAAAAGCTAAATCGAAACATCAAGAATATATCAGTCTACGTTCAGGCATTTTAAAAGGGCAGACGTTCGATAGTATGCCGAAGTCAAAAAGCAATAAGAACCAGTCTGAAGAATTGAATATATCTATTATTGACAGGTCTGAACAATTATACGAAGAGATTAAAAAACTATATCGTGAACGAGATGAGTTAGTTCAGTTGATTGAATCTCTTGATGATCCGTTAGAAAATATTGTGATGCGACTATTCTTCATCGACGGATTAACGTGGAGCGAGGTAGAGAATAAGTTGGGATGTAGTCGAGGGACTATCTATAATATTAGAAAATCGGCCTTCGAAAATATTGCCAAAAGAAGTAAACAGATTAAACAAAATTGAAACCTTTAAATGATAAAATAGTATTATCAGCTGAAGGCGGTAAGCTGGATTGATGACTCCTTATATTTTTATATTTTTCATTTTATTTCCGAGGCTTCGGCCTCACATGGCGGTGACAGGCAAGTGGTTTATCTCCTCTGTTTTTTAATCCTTCGGTTCAATTCCGGACATCGCCGTTAATGACTACAAAAAAATAAATCAGAAAATTTATTTCTAATTAACACGCAAGGTAGTAGTCGCCTTGCATTTTTAGGGCTTAGCCTAGATAATCTGTGGTAACTCAGGAAAAGGATGTTTTTAAATCTATCAAACATCCTGCCAGCAATGGTCAATCTAAGCAATTTAATCTTAACTATTTCAGTTTTGGAATAGGTGGGCGAAGTTAAAGCAGAAAAGATTCCAACGGCAAGGGTGTTGAGGAAATGCAAACGTGGCAGTTTGGCTGTGAGACGAGTCTATAAGAGGAAAGAGGTATTTGGTTCGAGGTGCAACAAGAGCTTAATACCATATCTTACAAAAATTGGGCGCCTCCCAAAAGTATGTAAGGTGAGTTGATTGTCCGCAAAACAATCGATAATAAGCAGGCGCTGTGCATTTGGTTCTTCAAAAGAGAATGAAACACATGGCGATGCGTGTCTGTGATAGATAAAAGATGATTTTTATATTTTAAAAGCTATTCAAGATAGAAAAAACTCAAAAAAGCAAAAGTCATCGCCCGTCGTAAATGAAAGTGTACTTCGGCAATTAGATTGCCTACTCAAGTCTCGCAAGGATAAGAGTAAAGTCAAAGAGTAAAGCAGCTTAGACTTTTAGCGGGGTCTTCGTTAATTGAAAAATGGCTTAGTAGTTTGCGGTGTAAGGAGTGATTGGCCTAACCAATCGTGCATGAGTGATACAAGTAGGAATATTTGTGGACAAGATAATAAACCATAAGTTATCAAAAGTCACTCGTTTAAAGCAGTAGTCTCATGCTGGTTAATGGATATATGGTAGACGAATGATGTCACAGGTTCGAGTCCTGTCGTTCCAATTGTATCTCTGTGAGTAGCTATCACAATAGGGGTACAGGGCGGTAATTAGATTTAGGCTGATTAACCTGTAGGACAGAGATAAAGTAGCGCTATATAAGGCTCTGGTGGGGGAGGCACCCACTTACCGCATACAGTCACTCTTTGAGTGGCTTTTTTTGATTTACAAAATAAACAAATCAGGGAGGAGGGCATGGAAAAAAGCGAACTAGCACGCAAAGACTATGAGGCAGGAATGAAGTACAAAGACATTGCTACTAAACATGATGTCTCAATCAACACAGTCAAATCATGGCAACGTAGGCATAATTGGACTCGTATAAAAAAGGGTGCACCCAAAAATCCAAGAGGTGCACCCAAAGGGAATAAGAACGCAGTTGGTCATGGAGCGCCTAAAGGCTCGCAAAACGCCCTTAAACACGGTCTGTTTGCTAAGAATCTACCTCAAGAGGTATATGAGATAGCGCAAGAGCTTTCAGGAAAACAGCCTATCGACATTCTTTGGGAAAACATCACGTTGACCTATGCTAATCTTTTACATGCCCAGCGCATTCTGTACGTTCAGGATGTTGATGATACAACCACTATGCTTATTGCAAGCACAGCCAAAGGTGGGGCAAGCTATGAAGTTCACACTGCTTGGGATAAACAGGGTAAGGCGTTAGCTGCAATTGCAAGAATACAGTCAGAACTTAGAAATATGATTAAAACATATGATGAATTGACTCGCTCAAGCCTTGCTACAGAGGAGCAGAGATTGAGAATTGAGATTCTGAAATCTAAACTGCCTGACAATGAGCCTGAAAACATACATGATGATGGTTTTATCAAAGCATTAGAAGGGATAGTCGAAGAAACGTGGCGAGAAGAAAAATAAAGACCAGTACATTCGAATTCCAACCTTTTAGCAGAAAGCAGAATAAGGTGCTAAGTTGGTGGCTTTGGAACTCTCCAGTTCATAAGTCAGAAGGCATTATTGCTGATGGCGCTATCCGTTCTGGCAAGACTGTTTCTATGAGTCTAGCTTTCGTTATCTGGGCGATGACATCATTCAACCATCAGAACTTTGCGATGTGTGGGAAGACAATTGGCTCTTTCAATCGTAACGTCCTAAAACTGTTGTTGGTTATGATACAGTCAAGAGGTTTTAGCTACGTCTATCATCGGACGGATAATTTGATAGAAATCTCAAAAGGCGACGTGTCGAATGATTTCTATATCTTTGGCGGTAAGGACGAGAGTTCACAGGATCTTATTCAAGGTTTAACGCTGGCAGGTATCTTTTTCGATGAAGTAGCGCTTATGCCCGAGTCCTTTGTTAACCAGGGCACAGGGCGTTGCTCTGTGACAGGTTCTAAGTGGTGGTTCAACTGCAACCCAGACGGGCCTTATCATTGGTTTAAAGTCAACTGGATAGACAAAGCAGAAACAAAGAATATGCTTTATCTGCATTTTGACATGGATGATAACCTTTCTCTTTCAGAGAACATCAAGAAGCGTTACAGAAGCCAATATCAAGGTGTTTTCTATCAGCGCTACATTCAAGGTCTTTGGACGGTTGCAGAAGGTATTGTTTACGATATGTTCAGTAAGGATAAGCATGTTGTATCAACCTTGCCAGAAATGAGTAAACTGGGCAAATATGTTTCGGTCGACTACGGTACGCAGAATGCGACCGTTTTTCTTTTGTGGGAAAAAGACATCAATGGCAAGTATTACTTAACAAGGG